CTCATACAAGGCTAATCTAGCTTCTGAGACGTTATTATAGGTCTGACTGTCTGGAACGCCAACTAATTGTGACGGTACACCGAAACATAAGGCTATATCTCTGGCACTCATATTCTTTAATTCCAAGAAATCCATATCCTTCGGACTGAACCCCATTTCTTTCCAGTCGAAGTCTCCCTCTAACAACATAGGTCTTCCTGCATTATGTGCACCAGAAAACCTCATATTGAGATCAGTCATTAGCTGTTGTCGTTGTGATTCACTTAGTTGAACGTGCATACCAGTCTCATCTTTTGGCTTAAATACTACAGCACCAGATGGTCTAGCACCGTTCATAAGTAAACCTAAGTTATGTTTGGCAGCGTGATTATGTTGGTCAATATCAGCAGAAGCAGCCTGTATCGGTGATAGTCCGTAATAGTCATCCAGTGGATTCCACATCTTGAAATGCTTGACTTCCGACATACCAGTCTCACTATCTACGTCATAACGGTTAGCCAGTCTTCCATCTACATGATATTCGTATGCAGAGGGTATATGCGTCTTACTGGGCACTATCTTCATTCTATCTGGTCTTAACAGGTGCAATTCTCTTGGTTGCCCTCCTACAAGGCTGTATAGGGCATAGGAGTTACCAGACAATAATAGGAAAGAATATAATGCTTGAAAATATTCGTTCCCTGCAAACTGTGGATTAGGTCTTTCAAGTAAGTCTATCAGAGGGTGTTGGTCTAGCTTTATCTCTCCTTGATAGACACAAAGCTCTACAGCCGATGCTCCATGTGCTATTTCATTGACGCATCGAAACACAATAGCGTTTTCTTGATACCCTTCTTTAGCTATCTTCCTGTAATCATAGGTTCTCTCCTTCAGATTGTACCCAGATTGATACATCACCATAGGAGCTTCTTTTCTTTCTATCCGTCTAAATCCATTTGTAATAAAATCGTACCATGCCATCAGTATGTTCCACTTCCTGTGCCAAATGGATTGTTAGTAAAACTAAGCTTCCTGTAAGGCTGTAAAAGAGATTGTACCATAGCAGGTTGCCGTAATACCCCCTCAAAATCCCCTCTGTGCTCGTAATTAAAAGCTATAATGTTTAAGATGCCCAAACGTATAGCTTCTGGCACATCCGTTCTGTTTGCTCCATATCCTGCCACATAAACGATCTTAAGTCCATTAGCTACCCTTAAGGATTGCGGCCATGCTTCTCCATCTCGCAAATATACTCTGGCAGGTTCTCTTACTGTATCTACAAAATATTTGGTAGATGCAAATGTTGTTTCTGTGTCGTTGTCACTGAAGCTAGATATGGATGATACACTTGATACTGGTGTAGAAGGTAATTCAATATATCTTTTTCTGATGCTCATATCTGGAGCAACCCTTGTGCCTTCCCATAAGGCTACGTCTATCTCATCTACTCCATCAATAAATAGAGTAATCGTCCTGTTAATGAGTGCTCTACCAGTAAACTTCTCTACATACTGGGTTGCCATCTTTAACAGAGTTATTAGAAGCGTTTCATCTACCCCTTCATCTAACCTAAGATAATCTCTTATCTCTGAATAGGTGAGTGGGTCTATCGAAGCATCTGTTGTTACGGACTGACCACCCATTTAACTCTCCTATGAATCTAAGTCATCTAATACATTTATACTGATATATTCCGAATTTGGAAAGGTTTCTATCGCTCCTCCAGAGAAAGTGACTTGGAACTCGCCTTGAAATAATCCTGCTGTGTCCGTATCACTCGCTGAAAAAGTGTAAGAAACTGCTCCGTTTGAAGCATTTGTAATCGTAGCACTACTATTTACCTTAAGAGAAGAACTATTTACTGCTCTCATCTTAAACGATACCGAAGCACCTGTAATGTCAATCGCTGTTCCACTACTGTCAGCAACAACCACAGATAACGTAGGACTTGTATCATTTTGTTTTATGTTGAAAGAATAGTTGCTCATGCCGACCTTTTTATTGTAATTGTGCTTCTGTCGTTCTTTATTGTTATCACACTTCTGTCGTTTTTAATAGTTATTGCCATTATCCCACCAAAATAAATCCTACAAAGCCAGTAAACGTAACTGTGAAGTATGTACCTACAGAATACATCACAAATCTTTCTACCTTAGAAACTCTGTTCTCTACATTCTCCATTTTTGTTTTGATGACTGCTAATTCAGTCAAAATCTGTGTTACATCGCCTTTTGTCATTCTGCGTCCTTAATTGTCAGTGTGCCTTCTTCAACTTGTCTAAGTATTTCTGCGTAGTGCCTGTTGTTAGGGTCTAGTGGTACACCTACTTTTACTCCGTCTATAGTGCAAGTTACTGATATATTTTTACCCTCTTCAGCAACATATTTTGCATTTGATATATTCATAATAATTCCTTTTTATAACTCAGCATCTGCTGACATTGCACATTGAAATGAATAAGGTGAAGCAACACCAGAGATATAAAAGCCGTGTTTTGAAATCCTTGAATATGAAACAGCATCATTGCCCACACCATCAGTGTCCGTATAACCTGCATTATTTGGATATCCACCAATACCATAAGTAGAAACAGTTGGGTCTGTTCTTTTTTGCGTGTGAAAAGGCAACCAAGCTTTATAAAGATTGCTGTATCCTGATGCAGGACTAGCGTTAAATGAATCTACATCTGACCATATTTCAAGATATCTTTGACATTTTCGAAACGTCACATCAAAAGGCTCATGCTCAAACTCTGTTGCGTTCTGCCCTACTTCTAACTGAACACCTGTGATGAAGAAGTTGTTGTCAGTGCTACTGTAGAAACTGCTCACACCTGCTGCTCTATTAGCATTTGTTCTACTAGCAAATGATGCTGTGTTTAATGTACCACTTGAGTAAGTTGAACCTGCATGAAGCCAAAAAGTTAAATTTAAACTTGCGGCATTGTCATTATCAAATGCTCCTGTAGTATCAGCAGGGAATGTGATTTCATGCTTAACCCAATCAGTTGTTGTAGAAAACAATTTACTTATATGTCTGCTGTTATCTAAATCATTTAACTCACAAACAAAATTAAAAGTTGCATTAGCTTTAACGTAAAAACTTACAGTTATTGGTTTTGCATCTGAAGTACCCTTACGTATAGTTTGAAGATTTTGACCTTCTATTTTTTGCACAATTTGCAAAAACTCACTTGATGCAATAGAAGTATCTGCTGTAGTGCAATCTAATTTAAGACTATTTGCAAATCCTTTTCCTGTAGGCACAGAACTATCTTGTGACATTGTTAATCGTCCATCACCACTTTGTGCAATTAACCATCTATCACAAGTAAAGTATCCACTAGACCCACCTATACCAGTGCTTGACGTACCTCTCTGTGCCACGTTCATTGCACCATTGATAACCAAGTTCCTGTTTACTCCACCACCACCTGCATTAATGTTGCCTATAAGGTTTGCTAATTCTGCCGCTTTGCTCATGGTGTTATCCTAATAAATATCCAAAACATTTCATTCCAAAAGCCGTATCAGTATTACAATCGCTTGAAGACACGGTGTATGGAACAACGTAATCACTAGCTGTTAAACTCACAATACAAGTTCCACTACACCCTAAACCTGCACTTGCATCAGCATCTACACAACCACCAATGACATGAGTTGGAAAATTTCCTGCTCCTGCTTCAGATGCTGTGTTAACTGAATATCCATAACCAACAAAATCTCCTGCATTATGAACATTAAAGAAACCAGTCCAACCTAAAACATAAGTTCCTGTTACTGGAACAACATATTTTAAATATTGACCAGAACCAATAGGGTGTGCAGGAAAACTTAACGTACCACCCCCAACATTTATTTCTGTTGTTGTATGTGCATCAGTAAAAATAGGTAAAGGACTTAAATAATTTGTGTCATATGTTGTATCTGAGTGATCTTGCCCAAATCTTTGTCCATTTACAGTTTTTACAGAAAAAGCAGGTCTAGCAGGAGTTGTTACTCGTCCTGCTGTGTCTACAGTCATAGCTGTTGTAGAGTTCGTTGCGTCTTGTATGGTATTTACTTTAAGTATTGATGCCATTAGCCAGAGATCTCCATTAACATAATTGATGATCTTCCACTTGCATATTGAACACTCATTTGTGCTGATGTTGAAAGCCTTCTTCTGAATTGAGTTTTATAAGTTGTGGCAGATGTTGTTGATGGACTATCTATATAACTTTGAGAGCCATAGGCATTAAAATGATATAAAGCACCATTGTCATGCAATAGTTCTGTTGCCCATTGAACAAGCTGTGTACTACCTCTTACTATATTTAATTGAATTTGATCTGTTTGTGTATAGGTCTTATGGAC